GACGTTGTACTCCGTGTCCGTCGGCGTCCTGTCGTGCGGGTCCACGAGCCAGCCGCACTCGCGCATGATGTCGCGGAGTACGCGCTTGCCGACCTCGCTGCCGAAAACCTCGTTGTAGTCATGCCTCCGCTGTCGGAAGAACTGTGCCCACTCCGGTAACTTCACGCCGCCGCCTTGCCGCCCATGATCGCCTTGAGCGCGGGCGCGGCCTTCCCCGCACCCTCCGCCATCGCGAGCACCTGGCTCATCTTCTCCTGCTCCGCCGCCTGCTCGCGCTCGGCCTGCCGGATCGCCTCGACCTCACGCGCGTCGCGCATCATCGTGGTGGGCGTCCCCTCGGCCTCGGCAATCACGCGAATGGCCGCGTCCGCATCTACGTTGTGCAGCACGCTCGGATCGAATGCGGAATACTCCGCCGCCGCCGCGAGTACCCGACGCGCCGCGTTGGCCTCGAAGTTCTTTTGCGCCCGCGCCACGGGGCTGATGTACTCGACGCGCAGGCTGCGCCCGAACAACTCGGCCGGGATCGGGGGTAGGCGCCCATTGCGGAGCTCGATCCCGAACACACGCTCTACCGCGGGCTCGAGGAGCTCGGAATGCAGGCGCCCTAGAATCGGACTGGTCACGCGCTGCTGAATCTCGGTGAGCCGCTCGATGTGGGTGGCCGTCATGTAGGGCTCTTGGATCAGTTGCAGCAGCTCCCAATGGAACGCGCTTCGGATGCTCTGGCGGCGCATCTCGATCATCTCGACGCCAATGCCGGGGTCGCCACCGCCGTCGAGTTCAAAGATCGGGGGGCGCCCGCCCATCATGTACGCGCTCTGCACGATGGACACGCCGCGCGGCTGCATCTGGAGCTGCGAGACCACGCCATCGGAGGGGATCGCCACGGGCGGCTCGGTGCGCTTCTGCGCGCTGATGATCGTCGAGCGGCCCATCTCGTTCGCCATCTTCGTGTCGGGGAGCGCGGCGATGCCCGGACCGCGCCCGTAGGTCTCGCCCGGCTCCTTGTCCCAGCGCGCGATGGCAAACGGGCGCTCCTCGTAGCCGCCCTTGGAGAGAATCCGCTCCTCTTCCATCGCGACGTGGACCGAGGCCCACGGGAAGCCGCGCAGACCGAGCTTGCCCATCGTGTAGTCCGTGTTGGGCATGACGGTGCGCAGCACCGGGATGCGGTCCTCGGGCGTGCCCGCCTCCACGGCCTTGTCCGCTGCGGGAAGCGCGCCCGCACCGTAGCGGCGCTGGATCTCGCGGGCGGGAAGCCGGCGGACCCACATATAGGTGTCGAGCCGCCCCTCGTCGTTCTCGCCCAGGTAGAGGCCCGAGATGGGGGCGGCGATGAAGATGGCGCCGCGCGGGCCTCCGTCGTGGATGTAGGGGCCACCCGTGCCGAAGCACGAGATGTCGATGTAGCCCTCGTGCATGACGGGCACGAACCCCGCCTCGGGCCGGTTGAAGGCGTTGTAGAGCTGGCGCTCGACGAGCTCGATCCACTCGCGCACGGCCGGGATGTGGTTGAGATCCTCATCCTCGAGCTTGAGCCGGAACCAGCGCCCCATCGAGAGCAGGCTGTGGAGACCGGCGGAGAGCATCCCGGCCGCGAGCTGGAACGTGTTGTCGAACACGCGCGTCAGCCGCTTGCGCCCCTCGACCATCTGCGTCGTCGTGAACTCGCGACGGCCGAGGCCGTAGTCGGCGATGTCCTGCCAGTGCGATTCCCAGGTGCTACGCCGGCTCTTGAGCTCGGAGTAGCGGTCGATGATCGCACGGGCGCCCGCGTCCGAGGCCATCCGTTACGCCCCCAACAGGCTCGGCCGCCCGAGCGTGGGCGACTCGGAGAGGCCACCGCCGGGCGTGGTGAGCGTGGAGCTGCGGCCGCGGAGGTGCCGCTCCCGCGCCGACTTCTCGAGCATGGACCTCTGCGCCTCGGCCTTGGCCTCCGCTGCCGCCTTGGCGTCGCGCGCATCGCTCTTGTGCTTCGCGGACTGCGCCATCGACGCGCCCGTGGATGCGAGCGTAGCCATGATGCTCATCACAGCGAGTTCTGCGGCTCCCATTCTCGCCCCCCTATCCGCGCACGCCCCCCCCCTCACCAATCTGGAGTAGGAAGTACAGTTTCGCTATACTCAACACCCCCCGATTGCGCAAGGGGGTCGTAACCGACCGCATAGGACGCGGGGTGCCTCCGCGGCGCTATGTGCGCGGAAAACCTCAACATCATCAGCGCCGCCCGGGTCGCGTCCAGCAGATCGTCCTTGACTTTTACCACCTGCCCGTCCTTGCGGTGGTACGTCCGGAATTCATCAATCCACAACGGGCAGAGCCGCGAGACCTTGAGCCGCCCCGTCTGCATCCGGGTCAGCATCTCCGTGATCCCGGCCTCCCGGCCGTAGCCCCCCGCCGCGAACGTCGCGTGCTCGGGCAGCATCTTGAGCCCCTCACGCCGGTAGGCGTCCGCCGTCGAAACCCCGCTCTGCTTGTCCTTCTGGTAGGCGTCCTGCGGCCAGGCCACCGGAACGCGGTTCAATCCCCGCGCCCGAAGTGCGGCACCATGCACCACCGGCGTCTGCTCCGCCTGCTTGTACTCCCAGAGAATGTGGACGATGCCCCCTTCTGCCCCACCCTCGTCCCAGGCGATGTCCACCGCTGCCGTCGGGTGGTCCCAGCCGAAGTCGATCCCGCCAATCCGGCGCCAGTGCTGCGGCACCACCTCGATCGGGTCTTCCACGATCGCCGCCTCGGAGATCGGGAACACCCGCCCCGAGCCGAGCAGCGGGATGCCCTTGAGCCGCGCCTCCCGCTCATACGGCTGGTAGCTCGCCTCGATCTTCGCAATCGCGTCGTCCGAGAAGTGCCCGGGGCCGTCCGGATACCGCGCCTCAGAAAGATCCATCTGGATCAACGCCCGGTCGGGGGTCGTCGGCTTGGGGTAGAACTGCCCCACCACGTCCGTCATCCCGAGCAGGGGCGTGGCGGTCATCATCGTGATCCCCGGCCCGTAGCAGGTGGTGTTCGTCCGGGTGAGCCCCTCGGAGTAGATCTCGATGGCCGGCTCCTCGTCGAACCAGACCCCGTGAACCTCCTCGCCCTGCCACCGCTCCCGCCGCTGGTCGAACGCCTTGAACTGGATCTGGGAGACGCCACCCGACCGATGGCGCACCATCAGCTTGTCGAGCTGGTCCGCAATCCCGCGGGCGAGGATCACCTTCACGATGTCCATCGCCGGGATCGTCCCGGTCCCCTGCTCGTAGAACTCGCCGAGAAGAATCCGCTGCGGGTTATCCCGCGTCGTCTCGTTCGTCGAGTTGGCAACCCACCACTTCGTCGGACCCGGAAACCGGCGCCCCTCCCACCAGTCCGGGTAGCGGCCCGTTACGTGAATCGCGATCTCCATCCCCGCGCTCCACGTCTTCCCCACCCGGTTGCCCGCTAGCAACGCCCGCTCCCGCTTCGTCGCGCTCAACTGGTGAAAGAGCGCCTGCTTCGGGTACGGCCGGTAGCTGCGGAGCCTCGCCCTCCGGAGGGCCGCCAGTCCCGGAACCGACTGGTCTTGCGCCGGCAAACCGACGCAGCTCTGCGATGCGGTCATACGCCTCTTGGAGGATTCTCACCTCCGCGTCTGACATGGCGTCCAAGGCCCGATCCTCGGCATTCCCCGTCAGGATCGTCTCCTTGAACATCCCGAGCTGCTTGCCATACAGCTCGAGTGCCCGGTTGACCGCCGCGTAGTCCGGCCGGTACGAGCCCGTCGGCGTGCCCGTCCGGTCGAGAATCGGATACCCCTTGCGCGCGTCCTCCACGTTCTGCTTCAGCTCGTCCATCACCTGGGCCTGATTCCAGGCGATGCTCTCCACCGTCTTCGCAGCCGCCTCAGACTGGAGCGCCAAGATGCGCAGATGCACCTCCGGCACCTTCTTCAGCTTGTACGCCGCCTGCTGCCGGTTCTTCGGACTCTTGCCCTGATACCCCGCCGCCTTGTGCGCCTCCATCGGCGTCATCCCGGCCGCAATCGCCTGCGCGAACTTCTCGCGCTGCCCACTCGCCAGGGGGCCACGAAACTCGCCCGCCTTGCCGTTACCGGGCATCTACAAGAGCACCTCCCGAGCAACCGCGTCGAAGTCGAGGTGGTCGATGACGGCCGGATCCGCGACGCGAGCCATCAACTCCTGAAACGCCCGGATCTGCTCGGTGGTCAGCGGCTCGGCGACGGGCGGGCTTGCTGCCCGAATGGCGTACTCCAACTCGGCCATTGAGGCGTTGGTCTTGCCGAGTCGGTTGCCGGCCCACCTGAGGTTATCCCCCGAGTCCCGCCATGTGGCCGGCCCGAGACATCGAGTCCCCGGGCGGCGCCGTGACCACCCGAACAGCGCCAGGCCGGGAACGCCTAGACCGAGAAATCGGAGGAAGGAGCGACGGTTCATGGGCTACACTCCTTTGAAACGCGAAAGGTTCGAAGGCCCGTGTTGAGGGGGGTGGGGTGAATAAGACTCGCGGGGCCGTTTTTCGGGGTAGGGGGGTGCTAACTCCTTGAATTCCCTAGGGCCTTCTCCTGCGCCTAGAGCCTCGATGGCGTGGCCGAGCACCCTACTTCCCCCGTTTCCCCCATCCTCGAGTCCCGTAAGTAGTTGATATTGCTGGAGTGACTACGTGCCCTAAAGGCACAGGGTCGCTATGTGACTGGCAGTCATATACGCCCATGCGGATATGTTGATGGAAGAAGCCACAATTCCCGAGTCCTGCACTGTAGAACTGTAGAATTCATCGAGTCATCTCGCAAGCGTTTAAACACTCCCCGATCCGGTACGAGCTGCGCGCTTGGGTGTCTGCGTCTCGGGGTCGGAGCTTGCATCCAGGCTCTCGTCCAGCCGGCTCGGGTGGTGGCATCGGGACGCGCCTACATGGCCAACTCGCGGATGTCGCGGTCATCGCAGAAGAGGCTCTGATGGATGAGGTGTTCTGTCTGCGTCTCGGAGCCCGTCTGCCGGTTCGTATCTCTGTGGCCCTGCGACCAGAAGAAGACCCTGAACACAATGATCGCTCTCTAGCGACCACGGTGTTGTGAAATGGCTACGGTCGCTGTTGGAGTGTCTATGGACGAGACGAAGTACGCGGAAGCTCCGAGAATGCGTGGACTCTCGGCAGAGGGACCAGAGAACCGAGCAACAGCGCGTCCCTCATTCGCCAGCGCGGCCCTGCGTGTCAGGGCTGGTCACAGTATTACCCGGCTGAGTGCGTAGGCTGGTTCCACCGGGCTGGGCTGCCCCACGGGCGCTCCGAGGCACCTCCCGTGGTCTGGGGTAGTTCGTCTGTTCTGTTCGTACCTCCTCACCGCTGCGCTTGCGCGTCAGGGTGGCGGGTCGGAATGGGCGACGCCAAGCCGACTGCTGGCGCGCCCTCCGGAGGTCGGCGCGCTCGCTCTGGGCGATGAGCCGCGCCTCTTCCTTCTTGGTGCGCGGATGGTCGTACCCATACGCCGGCCAGATGATGCCCGTGAATCGCGGGAAGTTGGTCTTCACCTCGCGCCGCTCCTGGGCCATGCACGCTGCGATACGCGAGAGCCCGTGGACTTACAACCGCTCGGCGCGTCCAAGAGCCTCGGGGTGGCGAAAATAGACACCACGGCGCGGGGTTATGGAGGGTGGCGCGGGCGCACAAAACCGGAAACGCCCCAACGCTCCCAGCGTCTAAACGCCCCGATTCCGAGCCCTCTGCGCCTTGAGCTTGCAGGCCGCCGAGCAGTAGCGCGCAGTCGTCCGGAGGGCATCGAACCGGCGCCCGCAGACCACGCACCGGGGCCGGAGCCGGCGCGGCTCGAGCTGCCCGCACATCGGGCACCGATTCCGGATTTTCCGTTTGGTCGCCATGCGTTACACGATACTTGAA